GGTGTGTGATACAGAAGATTACCTGTTGTCAACGCATCTAAGATACCGATATGACTAATCGTTCCCCAAGAGGTTGTGGCTTGGTCGAATGTAATGTCTGCTGTAGTTACCGATGCACCATTGCTAGGCGCGCCAAAGGTAGCTGATTTACGAGCATAAGAACCACCAGTACACTCTGTGCCTGTATTAGCATCTGTTGGGTCGCTAGTGTAGAGACCAACATAGACTACAGATGGAGAGGTAAAGGTTGTTGCTCGTATAGTTGCATTTACTAGTGCATTCTCTAGGTAGTTTGACATTTCAGCCATGGTATTTCCTTATCGTGAAGTTACGCGCATTTGTAATGGAACACCCGAATACTCACCATTTTGGTCAGCATTAGAGATATTTTGAATTGCTCTGTCGTACAGGGTTGCCCATGTCTGACTTCTTGCATCGTTAATTAAGTATGGCTCTGCTTCTAAAAGCGAGGCATAGAGGAGAGCATCTGGATAATTAGCAAGAAATACATTGCTTGCATTACCAGTAGACAATACAGTAGGTTTAGCATAATAGAGGATCTCCAATGTATATGCTGTGTCTGGCTTTGGTGCTAACTCAAACTCGCTTGCCAGGATTGTGTAATAAATAGGTTTGCCACTCTCATCTGCTGGTGCATCTCTAGTAAATGTACTAGGAGACATATAGGTAATTGGGTATCTTGGGCTACCTTGGATATGTAAATCTCGAATCTCTAAGAAGTCTGTAGGTAGGGCTACTTTGCCATCACCACTTACTGTAAGCGCGGTTGCTGACTTTAACATCTGCCGAGTGCGTAGGTCTCTTGCCATGCGTAGCTCTGCAAAACTAATAAAATCAGGGATAACCGATGTTAAGTCTGATCGACCTAAGTAGTTAGCCACCGATGCTTTCAGATCGGTAAAGTTTGTGTAAGCCATGATTTCCTAATCTTTTGGTAGTTCGATGTTATGCCATCCATAGACATACTGCCCAATATGCTTTATCTGCTTGGATAGATCGTGGTCTACCCAAGTATCAACACCTTCATCTTTTGCTTTAATGCAAAAGTAAATATCTTCACCCAGTATCTTGTTGTTTAAAAGCTGTTCAAAGTAGAAGTAGGGTTTTTCCATCTTCTTAATGACACTCTGTTTAATCAACATAATTCCACAGCCAATCCCATCTACTTTCTCAACACCTGACTTAGCATTGGAGTAGACCGCTACCCAATCTACAGAGCCATCCTCGTTTATATGGATGTTCCTGGCTGTAGGGTTAACGGGTTCTGCCCTTGTAGTTGCATTGACCCCAATAATATCTTTATCGTGAGCCATCAATATTTTTAAGGTATCTTGTGGAAACCTCATATCTGCATCTACAAAGAGCAGATAGTCTGCCTTGTTTTCTAGTGCTGTTTCTACCAACTTATTCCTCTGGTCAAATATTAGCGTTCCAGAGCTAGTAAACAGGTCTATATCGTGTTTTGTGGTCTTAATGGTATACGCACACATTGCTACTAAATCAAACGCTGTAGCGACTTCCATTTGCCCTCTAGCTGGCATTAATATAGCGATCCTCATACCTGACCCCCTCTAGTTCTAAATACCTTATTATCAGGGTTATTTAGCCACTTCTTGAGGGCTTTTTGGTCGGTAATATGAAAGCCTCGCATAATTCCCATTACATTTAGAGTCTCAATAATCTCTAAAGGTAATGATGCTATTTTATTCTTTGCATCGTATGGGGTATCTCCCCATCCTGTCTTTTCACTACGCTGATTATATTGTTCCTTTGTATGGTCAATAAAATCGTCTAGTTGTGTTTCTGTCTTAATAATAAGACCGCCCTCGCCATCTGCGTAGGCTGTTTTTACTACTCCGTTTACTACACCTAAGTTACCTCGTTTGCCGAGTTCTGACATAAAGACTCCTAGAAAGGGGGCAGGTTTTGCCCACCCCCTATTCTACAACTTATCTACTATTTATCAAGATAAGTCGAAAGCACCACCATGAGCAGCTTCATTGCGAACTTCTAAGGTCAATTCAGCCAAGATTTGTTTCTTGTCTGCATCGCCTACTTTTGCAATGTCGTTGGTCTGGAATGGTCGCAGATACGCTAATGCTGCATACTCAGGATCGAGTACGAGGGCATCACGAGTACGCTGGAATCTATTTGGAACAATTTGGAGAACTCCGAAATCGCTTTGATAGAGATCAGCACCACTAAGGATTGTTGCTTGACCACTTGTAGGTACTTGGTAGCGTTGTGCAGCCAAACCAGTAAAGCCTGATACAACTTGCTTTTGTGTTGGGCTAACAAACAATGCTGATGGTGTACCACCGCTAGAGAATACTTTAGCGATAACATCTTTGAGGATGGTCTCGGTAAATGTGCGGGTTGATCCATCTGTACGAGTAGAGACACCAAGGGTTGTTGGGTCTACACCAGTAAGTGAAGTACCATTCTTGCTTGTGTTGGTCTTGATGTACGAGAGCAAAGAACCCATCTTACGACCAGTTGTACCAGAAGTACCTGCTGCTTGACCTTGGTTTGCTGTGATGATGGTCTCGATGTCGCGCTTGATCTCAGCAGATGCTTTAGCCAACTGGTAAGCCATCTCAGACTTACGACCAGCAAGGTCAGAAGCCAAGAGAGTACCAGAAACCATAACAGTCTTACCTACGATCTGTGTCAAGTTTGCGAGACGGGTTGTTGGGGTAATAGTACCCTCAGAAGCGGATGCACCTTCAACTAATGCGTTGGCGGTGGTAGCTGCTGCGAGACTATCTGTTTGCCATTCATGCGTAACCGATGTTGCTTTGGTTTTGCCAATGGATGACATGATTGGGGTGTCGGTAGGGCTGATGTCATAAATAACATCTGTTAAGTCCTCACGAGCACCAATTGCTGTGTAGCGATCATATGCTGCCATGATTAAATTCCTTTATAAAAATCGTTCAAATAAACGAGCTGCATCCTTTTTATTGCCAGATTGGCGTAATGCTGCTCTATCTTTTTTTACTGTCTCATTCTCAGAACTCTGCGGATTAGATGTTCCTGGTCGAATCGTCTTAGGCGCATTGGCTACCTTCTTAGAAGTAACACCTTTGCCTGCCATCAACTTATCGTACTGTGCTGCTTTATAGAGGGCTAGTACAGCGCGACTATCGTAAACCTGAGACAACTCTTGGTCTGAGAATCCTTGAGCTTTAGCATAATTGCGTATGTCTCTACGGATTACTTCGGCTTTCACATCATCCTTAAACTCTGGGATAGCCTCTACAAGTTTTGCCTGCTCTGCTTGGATATGCTTTTGCAACTGGGCTTGTTGGTGGGACTGCTGTTCTTGTTGAACTCGCTGTCTTTCAATCTGCACCGCTTGCAACTGCTTATCTCTTTCCATCTTCTCTCCCATTGCAACTGCGTAAGCAATCGGATCTTCTGCCTTAAGTGATGCTAAGTCTTGGCTTTGATCTTGTTGCTGTAACAATTGTTCAATGACTTGGAGTCGTTGGGCATATGTTTCTCTAGTCTTTGCTGCTTCATCAATCTTTACTCGATCAGCCTCTACAGCCTTTCGTTGTTCCGCTAAAGATTGAGTTTTCTTCTGATAATCGGCAGTCCTACTGTAACCATTCAAAAGCTCATCAAGGCTAACTTCCACTTCTTCACCAGAGACTTTAACTCGGTATTTGGGGAGTTCCTCTACTTCTTCTTCTTGGCTCTCAGCTTCTTCTGCACTTACATCTTGCTCCTCGGACTCGGCAGAATACTCTGCCTCACTAGGTTCTGGTTGGGCTTTCGCCTCCTCCGCTTGTGGTTCAAGAAAAGACATAAATGCATTAGCTGCACCTGATACAGAATTGTCTACACTCCCTTGTGGGTTGGTGTTTTCACTCATTTTCGACCTCTATGGTTGATTAAAAAACCTTTATTCGCTTCTTTTCAATTTCGCCATTGTGTGCGATTGATTGAATAGATGCTTCAAATTCCTCTAGTGCCTTTAGTTTGACTAAGGCTCTTTCTCTGCCTTCTACATCATGCTCGGCAGAACTAAAGATGTACGACTTGAATGAGTCTTTCTGAGCCTGTAATAGCCCTTGGAAAAACTCATCACCTAATAATGTTTTAGCTCTATCGGTGTTGTTCATCCAGGTATCCTAACATCCCCTGTTAATTTAGCACCGACTTGTGCTGCTTTTAACTGAGCCTCTGCTTGGAACTCTGCTGTCTTGAGTTCTAGGTTAGCTGCTGCCTTTTCTCTTTCCAATTGGATAGAGGCTTGTGCTTTAGCTTTGGCAATCTCAATCTCGTTGATTGCTTTGGCTCTGTCTGTTTCTATCTGTGCCTGTGCCTGTTGCATCATCATGTCTAACGCAGGGTTAGGCTGTTGTTGCGGTGGCTGTGGCTGAGACAACTGTTGGTCTAGCTCTGGTGGAATCTCCTTGAAGAACTCCATTGAGTCTTTGTACCCTGCTGCCTCAATAAACTTACCGAGTGTGTTGCGATACTGACCTACACTTACTAACGGATTAGCAAAGCCTTGAGTCTGTAGAATCTGCTCTTGTTTCTGCATAACCATTGCTGCCATAGCCATCTTCTGATCTTGGTTGCCTGTGCCTAGACCAACATTGACTGTTACATCGTAGTTGTTTTTCCACTCTCTAGGGTCGATAGAGACATACTTGCCTCGTAAACGAATGACCCTTGGCTTGTCCTGATACTTTAGGATCAAGTGGAATATGCCTGCAAATAAGGCTTTTACACCTGTATCTGCAAAGATTCTAGCGATCATCTCTATGCGACCAGAGCCTGCTTGTTGCATTGCTGCAATCGCTGTGGCTGTGGTGTTTTGTAGAATGTTAGGATCAATACCCTGACTAGCCTGTGTAACACCTGAACGCTTCTGCAATACCTGATCCATGTAATCTAGCATTGGGAACGACTGTGATGCTGTTGCTGGCACAGATAATGGCTGTACCGCACCTTGAGACTTAATCCGCACTACACCGCCAGGTGCAGAGGTTAATAGGTCATCTAGGTTTACTTGTCCATCTAGGGCTGTAACCCTAGGCATATTTGTAAGGTACAGGTTATCTAGGATCTGACGAGTAATCGTAGACTTGATAAGTTGAATGTCCATTGCTCTGTCGGCTAGACTCTGACCAAAGAACTTGTGTGGCATAGGAATAGGGCAGATGCTTGCAAAGGGAATATGATCTATTTCCTCGTTGTCAATAATCTGATCGCCTG